CTCCTCCGCCGAGAAGTTCTCCGACGGACACAGGGGTGTTCTTTGTCGTTGGCCTCACCGAGAAGGGTCCACTATCAGCTGAGCTGATCAGAAGCCTTTCAGAGTACACAAGCAAGTTTGGAGCGAGAGTCTCGTACGGAATGTTGTACGATGCAATCGAGCTCTACTTCCGTGAGGGAGGGAACGAGGCATACCTCAGTAGAGTTGTCGGCCCTGCCGCTTCGATCGGTTTCAAGGATATTTATGACGCCGCTGGTAGCACAGGCACCGATGTCTCTCTCACAGCAACGGCTCTAGGTCCAGGAGCGTACAGCAGCACAATCACGGTCGACATCATCGCGCCTCTGGTTGCTGGCTTCAGAGTTCAGATCACCGTATCGGCGGTCATAGTCGAGACTTCACCAGATCTAGCTACGCAGGCAGACGCAATTGCTTGGGCTGCTAACTCGAGCTGGATCAGATTTACACTAGGTGTTTCTCCTGAGAACCCTCGAGTGCAAACTGGTGTGCTTTCAGCAGGAAGCGACGATAGAGCTAGCATCGTCGACTCGAACTGGCTAGCAGCACTTGATCGTTTCACCGCTGATCTCGGTCCTGGTCAGGTCGCAGCACCCGGCAGGGTCACTGATGTCGGTTACGTCCAGCTGAACGCTCACGCGATGAACAACAACCGTGTGTCCTTGCTTGATGCAACCGATACTTCTACAACAGCAACCATTCTTGCAGACGCTGTTGCTGCCAGGAGCAACGGTGACTTCGGATCGATGTGGTGGCCGTGGGTCAGAATCCCTGGTCTGACTTCAGGGACTTACAGAATCGTTCCTCCGTCTGCTCTGATCGCTGGTTTGATTGCACGCAGTGATGCTCAGAACTCAGCCAACGTACCGGCAGCTGGACAAAATGGAGAGTCACTGTACTGCGTTGGACTTAGTGTCGAGGGGCCAAACACCCCGAGTGCTCAAGTTCGTGATCAGCTCAACACAGCAGGCATTGATGTCATCAGGACAATCTTCGGTGGCATCAGAGCTTACGGCTGGCGCTCTCTCGTCGACTCAGTCGCAAACCCGGCTTGGAAGAACTTCGGCAACTCTCGTCTGAGAATGGCGATCACAGCCGAGGCTGGTGATATCCTCGAGTCGTTCTTGTTCAGAGAGATTGATGGTCGTAACTACACGATCAACGAGCTCAAGGGAGCACTTGTTGGGCTCCTTACAGACTACTACCAACAGGGATCGCTGTTCGGTGAGACTCCTGATCAGGCATTCTATGTCGATGTGGGAGCTCAGGTCAACACTCCAGCAACGCTAGCGAACAATGAGTTGCATGCGGTGATCTCTGTGAGGATGTCACCGTTTGCTGAGTACATCGAACTCATCATCGTGAAGCGTGCAATCAATGAGGCGGTGGTCTAGTCATGGCTGGCCCGACTCGTCAAGACACTCAGCGGATCACTCTGATGCTCCAGGACCCTGCGAACAATGTCTGGAAGGACTACGGAGTCTGGGACAAGAAGACGGGTGGTTCTGTTGACTCAGAGGACTACAAGTACAAGCCCGGAGGGATGGCTGCTCAAGTGTCTCTCGGTGGTACCAGGAACATCGAGGATGTCACACTCACTAGGCTCTACCGTCACGAGCGTGATCACCTTCGGTTCCAGAATCTCATCAATTGGACAGGGCGAGCTGAGTGTATCGTATCTCAGTTCATCTTGGATGTTGATGGGAATGTGTTCGGAAGCCCGATCGTCTGGCGCGGGAAGCTGAAGACCACGACTCCTCCGGAACATGACTCAGAGTCGAATGATCCCGCATTCATCGAGCTGGTGATTTCACCGACCAACGATCCGGTCGTAGTCTAAACAAGTAATAGGAGGGAGCGAACATGCAAGAGATTGATGAAGAAACAAGAGATGCCTTGCTCGAAGAGCCATCGGTGGCGCTCGAGCAGGACGAGGTCATAGACCAGAACCTGCTCGAGCAGCTCCGTCAGCGTCGTAAGGAGCTGTTCGAAAACAGATCGGCTTACATCTCGATCACTGGCTATGAGGATCTAGGTCTCGTTTGCCAGTACAAGCTGCTCGACAGTAAAGAGATGGATCGCATCGCTGAGAAGGTCAGGCGTCAAGTCAAGAATAAGGTCGACAGAGGTATGTTTACTGCTGTCGATACTTTCATAGAGGCGTGCGAGGGACTCTATCTCGAGCGTGAAGGGGCATATGTCCCATTCGATCCAAACCGTCAGGGATTCCCTCTGAAGTACGAACCAGCTCTTGCTGAGTTTCTCGGCTTCTCGGCCGACTCAGCTCGCAAGGTTGTGTTCGGACTATTCGGCGACAACGACGCAGCCATCGCAGGACATGCGATGAGATTGCAGCGATGGTTCATGAATACGAGCCGAGAAGCCGATGAGGATCTCCTGGGGGAATCCTAGAGGGACGCGATGAGATTGAAGTGGCTGCTCAGGTAGCTCTAGCCGGGATGGATCCGATTGAGTTCCTAACAACCACAGATTCCGACCGGCGGCTGGCTATGCAAGCAGTCGCCGTTCGTGTCTCATCGTTGTCCCAGAGACTGGATCAGAATCGAGCTCGTCAAATAGCCAATGCAATCTGGGGAGCTGTGAAGAAATAGATGTCAGCCGATGAGTGGGCAATCATCCGTCTTGAGTTGCAGAATCGCCGAAAATTCCAGGCTGATGCTGCTGCCGCCGCCAAATCTGTGGACAGGATTGATGACTCAACCAAGAAGCTAGGCGACTCACAAGCGGAGACCACTCGTCGTACCTGGCTGATGAACCAGGCTCTCTTCACAGTTCGTCGTCTGGTGTACGGCTTCACACTCGCGATCGGGGCAGCCGCTGTTGCGGTCGGATTCCTTGGATTCAGATTCAACATGATGATGGAGACTGCTCGAGTCTCCTTCCGCGTGCTGCTCGGCAGTGAGCAAGCTGCGGTTCAGGAGCTCGAGTATCTCTTTGAGCTCGCTGCTAAGACACCGTTCGACTTTCCTGGTGTGCAAGACGCTGCGAGGAAGCTTCTTAACTACGGATTCTCGCTAGACCAGACCAACAGGTACCTGGCAACCTTCTCAGATATTGTGGCTGGTTTTGGTGGAGACACCACAGTGATCGAGCGTATCGTCAGGGCATTCGGCCAGATGCGAGCTAAGGGTCGGGTGATGCAGCAGGAACTCAACCAGCTCTTCGAGGCTGGTGTGAACGCCACTGAATATCTGCGTAGAGCCTTTGGACTCACTGACGCTCAACTGCAAAACATAGGACGCTTGGGATTAGGTGCTGACGTTGCAATCGAGGCAATTGTCAGAGGTATCAGCCTCGACCCGAGATTTACAGGAGCAGCTGAGGCTCTGCAACAAACGGCGCAGGGTAGACTCACCACATTCCAGGACTACATCAGTCGTTTGTTCGGGCGCATCCTAACTAGACCATTTGAGATCTTTGGTACCAAGCTCGAGGCGACCAACGATGCTCTAGTGGTCCTAGACGAAACGATGCAGCGTAAAGGCTTCACTGCAATGATTACAACACTCGATGGCATTGTCGGTGCAAGCGGTCGGTTGCTAGCAACATGGATGTTCCTGATGATCTCGGGTAGAGCAATGGCTGTTCTGTTTACAGAGACGATCATTCCTGCATTCACGATTGCCTGGAGAGTCCTCGGTCCTGTGCTGATACCGCTGTTCCTGCTACTGGCCTACACTCTTGATTTTGCGGCTAATCACACTACGATCTTGAGGTACGCACTGGCTGGTCTGATCATATATCTCACTCTGACAAGAATGTCTCTTCTCACAGCAGCTGTTGCAGCCAGAACTTTCTCGTTAGCTATGTTTACTCTTGGTTTGATCACAGGGACGATCACACTTGCAAGAATTCTTCTAGCAGCCGGAGGGCTAAGAGCAGCACTTGTGTTGCTGTTCCCGAATGTAACCAGAGTAATCAGAGTTCTGAGGGTAATGGTTATCCTGATCAGAGGGGCAGTGGTAAGATCGTTGACACTACTCGCGATTAAGTTCGGTTTGGCGCGCGTAGGGGCATTCGCGCTGACAGCTGAATTGTTTGGACTTACTGCTGCGTTTAGGCTTCTTGCGATGGCTGTCCTATCATTCTTCTTGACGAATCCAGTTGGCTGGGCCATCCTGGCAATTGCAGCTCTTACAATCTTGTACTTCAAGTGGGAAGCTTTCCATAACCTGGTGAACAGGACATTCAACTTCATCAGGGATAACTGGCACACCATCGCGCTTGCCCTGATTCCAATGTTTAGACCAATCATTCTTGCTGCCGATGCGCTTGCCTTCATCATCAGGAATCTTGACAAAATCAAGAGTATTCCATCATGGGCAGCTAGACAGATAACTGGTGGACAGCGCGTTGCTCCAGGAGAGGATAATTTCTGGTCTGGGTTGATTACAGTCCCTCATTTCGCTAAGGGTGGAGTGATGCCCTGGTCAGGATGGGGTATGGTAGGTGAGCAAGGGCCAGAGATGATGTGGATGCCGCGTGGCGCTACTGTGGTGCCTTTGGATTCTTCCCCGAGCATGTCAGGGCTAGGTGAGTTTTCTATTGAGATTCCAGCGCCGGTACAGGTGATGCTAGACTCAGGAGTATTGGCTGAAGCTGTTGCCAAGATCAAACTCTCTAAGAGAGCAAGAGATTGAAGCCCTCACAGGTAACGATCAGGTCTGAAGACCCGGTTATCTCTGTAACTGGGCTGCTCGGTCCTGACGGTGCTCGAATCACTGACGGTTACGGTGGTTGGGAGATAGTTGAGAGACCTCGTCGTCAGGGAGTTACACTCTGGACAGGTCGTCCTCCGTTTACGATGACTCTCGACATCATCTTCGATGGTCTTAAGAAGCTTGATCCAATCGAGATTCTGTGTAGCTCTCTTGAGCGGCTTGCATTGCCTCCAAACGAGAGTGAAGAGCCTCCTGTGGTGAAGGTGACTGGGGTCCAGATTCCTCGTCCGGGGCTTCCCTGGGTAGTAGAGAATATTGCCTGGGGAGAAGCGATCAGAAACGGGTCAGGACGAAGGTTGCGACAAGTTGCAACTGTCACACTGATCCGATACAACAAAGAAGACCGTTTGAGGGAGCAGAAAGCCTCTGCTAGAGCTCGTTCTACTACGATGAATGGTCGTGTAGTAGAGGCAAAGTCTGGCAAGAGAATCTATGTAGCAAAAGCGAGTGATACACTCGCCAGCATCGCTGCTACACAGCTAGGTGACATCTCACGCTGGGCTGAGATTGGTGAACTCAATGACATTCGTGATCCTAGCAAGAGCCTGGCGAACAGAAGGATCAGGCTTCCATGAGTGCTGTAGACAAGACCAAAACACCTAGAACTCCTGCACCTAAGTTGCAAGAGAGTCAGCTCAATGCGATCATCAACGACGTAGATTTGAAGTCGTTGAATCTTTCCTTGAAGGGTTATGCGAGTGAATGGATCATCGAGGCCATAACTGAAGCAGTTGTGGAACGTACTTGTGAAGGTGCGAGCACTCTATCCATTACCGCGCTTGATCGTGATCGAGTGTTAATCAACAGTCCTTATCTCGCCTCTGATGTGTATACCGAGCTCGACGGGCTCTGGTTCGCCCTTGTCGGTGTAGACAAGAGTGGCGACTTCGTGACTCTCATCTGGGAGGATCGTGAAGTATACATTCTTCGAAAGTATAACAAGCCTAAGACAGCAGTGTGGGGCAAAACCACTAGAGCTAAGTTCATTCGTGACATGGTCAGAGAGGTTAAAGAAGTCAAGATTGACTTCATTTGTCCAGAGATAGGGCTTCTCAAACCTATCGGAACGGACACTTCTACTGACATTGCTGCCGACCTGAACAGGAAGCCAGGATTCGCAGACGCTCATGACCGAGCTAATGCTCGCGTAACTGTGAAGAATGTTCCAGCAGACCGAGAGCAAACGGAGATGATCTCAAGAGTCCTCAATGTTGGCGTGGCAATGAAGGTCAGACGCAAACTCCTTGTCTGTGCCGTCATGACGATCACAGTGGAGAGTAATGCTCGTAACCTTGATCACGGCGATCTAGATAGCGTAGGACTCTTTCAACAGCGCTCGAGCTGGGGGACAAAAGCTGAAAGAATGCGTCCTGAATACGCAGCTGGTAAGTTCTATGATGCGGCTAAGGATGCTGATTTGCAGTCACCGTGGGCTCAATATGGAGATCTCTGCCAGTCGGTTCAGAGATCAGCTTTCCCAGAAGCCTACCAACAATGGTTGACTGAGGCGAATCATACAGTAAAGAATTTCGGTGTAGCTGGGTCAGACGGTGAGACCTCAAGTCAGACCGAGAATAGCCAGGGTGTGTTGGTAGCTGAAGATGGAACTCTCTTCCTAGGAGGAGCAGCTGGAGCTGACTATCAGTTCACGAGAGGACAGTTCTCGCAAGGTCAGACTGGTCGTCAGAAGGTAAAGAGAGAGGACACTTGGTCAGCTTCTGGGCGGATGGCTGATGAAGTGAACTGGAGACGCTTCATCGTAAACGGAGACTTCTACTACGTCAGTGAGCCCTTCCTGTTCAAGAGCAGACCAAGATTGGTGATCAAGGACGAATACGATGAGTCCATCATCAGTCTCAACTTCAGATACGAAATTGGTCAGGCAAATGCTGAGGTTACAGTGACTGCATTCGCCAAGCGCTGGGCAGCACCACCCGGCAGCATAGTGCAGATCGATGACATCGGTGTACTGAGAGGTCGATGGCTGGTGACAACAATCAAAAGATCTCTCTTCAGTCCGATAGCGACGATCACTATGAAGAAGCCAAGACCAATCTTGCCTGAGCCTACGCAGGCTGAAGCATTTGACGAGTTCGGTGAGAGCACAGACCAGAGCGCTTCTACGGCTGCATTGGCTAGTGGCTATGTTGCCCCTCTTCCGACTGACGGAAATCTCGAGGTCAGTGAATTCACAATGCTTGATGGTGAAGAAGGAGCTCCCGATGACTTTGGTCGTCATCATCACGCTGGTAAAGACTGGTATGCACCTGCAAAGACACCTGTTGTTGCCCCGATTGGTGGTACAATCATTCGATCTGAGGACAGTGGCGGAGATCACACAAGTCAGAGTTTTGGCGGCGTTGTTGCAATGAAGCAAGACAACGGTATCGTTTGGCTGTTCAGACATGTTGAACCTACCGAGAGAAAAGTAGGTGCTAGAGTT